ATGGTGATAAGATGACCTATTTCTGTTTCGGATGTGAAGATACAGGAATATATATGGAAAAAGGTCAGGATTTAAAATCAACCCCTAAAGAATTTCATGTGTCTATGGAGACTATAGACGACATAAAGGATTACCCAATTAGAGGGTTTCGTGAGCGCAAAATTAAAAAAGAGATAGCTGAACTTTACGATGTAAGGGTTGGATATTCAGAGGAAGATGGTAAGACTATTAAGTATCACTATTACCCCGTAACCAACAAAGGTAAGATAGTCGGTTATGAGAGAAGAGATCTTGAGAATAAAAAGTTTCTTGCTATTGGGTCTGTTAAAAATAAAGATGAATTCTTTGGACAATCTAAGTTCGCCCCCGGTTCTTGCAAAAGGATTGTTGTTACAGAAGGGGCTATAGATGCAATGTCTATTCAACAGGTTTGGAAAGATAAGGGTCAAGAGTGGGCGGTAGTTTCAATTATCAATGGAGCCCAAGGTGGGTACAAGCAGGTTGTTTCAAATCTAGCCTATCTGAATTCTTTTGACGAGGTTGTATTTCTATTTGACCACGATGAAGCAGGACAAGATGGAGCAAAATCTTGTGCTAGGTTGGTCAGAACAGGTAAGGCTAAAATTGGTGTCTTAGGTAGATTTGGTAAAGACCCGTCTGATTACTTGGTTGCAGGTAAGACATACGAGTTAGAGAAATCAATATGGAATGCAGAGATGTACTCCCCTGCAGGTATTGTTAATTCTGCAGATACTTGGGATTTATTCAATGAAGATAGAAGAGAGGATTCCGTACCATACCCCGACTGCTTTGCTAATGTGAATAAAATGACTTTTGGTCGCAGGACTGGTGAACTTACTATTTTTACAGCAGGTACTGGTTCTGGTAAGTCTACCTTTGTAAAAGAGGATATTTACCATTTAATAATGACCACTGACTACCAAATTGGCGTAGTGTCCCTTGAGGAGTCCATACGGGAGACTTTAGACGGGATAGTAGGGGTACACCTTGATAAGAGAATAAACCTCCCAGATGTCGTATTTGACCGCTCAGGGGAAGAAGGCTTAAATGCTTGGAAAGAGGTAGCGGGGACAGGTCGTCTCTTGTTATTAGACCATCAGGGGTCAGTAAGTGATTCATCCCTTATGGATAAAATAGAATTTATGGCCGCATCCGGTTGCAAATTTATATTCCTAGACCATATAACTATAGCAGTTAGTGAGGTTGACGGGAATGTGAATGAGGCTATGGATAAGGCAATGTCGGATCTTTTAAAGTTATGTAAAAAGCATAATGTTTGGATTGGAGTGGTCTCTCATTTAAGGAAGACAAGTGGGGGTAAAACTTTTGAAGAAGGTGCTTTTATAACTGAAGATTCTCTAAAAGGTTCTGGAAGTTTAAAGCAGATAGCTTTTCAAATTATAGGATTTTCTAGAAATAAGTACTCGGAGGACGAGGCTGAGAGGCAAAGAGTTAGCATATCAGTATTGAAGAACAGGTTTACTGGACATACGGGACCTGCAGGAAATGCCAGATATGATAATGTTACAGGTCGCCTATACAGTACTCCCTCGGAGTTTGAATAGGAGTAGACATGAAAAAAATAGTTTTTGATGTAGAGTCTGATGGTTTTGTTAATGAGGCTACAAGAGCATGGTGTATTTCTACTTACGATATAACTAATAAGACTTCAGTTACTTTTTCAGATAATGATTCTAACTGCCCCTCTATCTCTGAGGGTCTCAAATATATAGCTAAGGCTGATGAGTTAATAGGTCACAATATCATTATGTATGATATACCCCTTTTAGAAAAACTCTTTAATTTTAAGACTGACGCAAGGTTCGTTGATACTTTTTTAATGAGTCAATTATTAAATTTCAACAGATGCTTAGGTAGATATAAAGGTAGACATGGTTTAGAAATGTGGGGTGAACACTTTGGTGTTTTAAAACCTTCACAGAACCAATGGTTACAATTTGAGTCTTCTATGTTAGGAAGATGTGAGCAGGATGTTCTGATAAATGTCAGAGTTTTTCATGCCCTTCTTGGGGAATTTAAGAAGTCCGGCATATCTAAAGATGTCCTTAATCGAGAATTTAAAATAGCTAGGATAAGTGCAAAACAGATTAAGAACGGATGGTTAGTAGATAAAGATCTTGCTGACAAACATATTAAATTCTTAACTGGAGAGATTGATAAACTTAGAAATAAGATTGAACCTCTAATGCCACCTATTTTAAAATGTCCTGATTTCTGGGTTACTAATGAAGAGTGTAACAAGATAATGAAGACCAAAGGCGTGGACTATGAAAAAGATTTAGTTGGTGGTAAGCAGTTAAGAAAACCAATAGTCCCCAAATGGACTAAGAAAGGGGAACTACACCAACACATAAAGAATTGGTTTGATGGCTATGAAGGTATAGACCTGATAAATAATAAGAAAGGTTTGGTCATAAATGGACCATACTGTAGAGTTGATATTACCCCTGCAAAGCTAACTCAGACTGCAGAGGTTAAGAAGCTTTTGTTCAAAAATGGTTGGAAACCAACTGAATGGAACACTAAGAGGACTGAAGATGGGGGCGTGATTAGGACTTCTGCTAAACTAACAGAGGACTCCTATGCATCCATTAAGGGTGATCTTGGTCAAGATATAGCACTTCACGCTATATACCAACATAGAAGAAACACACTACAGAATCAGAAAAACAAATCTAAAGGTTGGTTGGGTGTCTGTAGGGATGACGATAGATTAGAATGTGTCCCATTTACTTTAGGGACTGCTACTGGAAGAATGTCTCACAGGAACTTAGTTAATGTTCCCGGTGCAAAAGCCGTGTTCGGTAAAGAGATGAGAAGTCTCTTTATAGCACCTGAGGGGAAAGTACTGGTAGGTTGCGACTTAGCATCAGCCCAGTTGAGACTATTAGCATCTGCTATGGAAGACCCTGATTATGTTGATATTGTTACTACTGGTAGAGAGGAGGACGGCACTGATGTGCACACTGTTAACCAGAAAGCCGTGGGATTAAAAAATAGAAGTCAGGCTAAAACTTTCATATATGGATTCCTATTTGGCGCAAGTGCGGCTAAACTTGGGTCTATCATTGGAGGCAAATCTAAGGAAGGTGCTATCCTTAAAACTAAGTTTTTAAAGAGATTTCCACTTTTAAGGAAACTTCAGAATAGGTTAATATCTGAGTTTAGTACGTCTGGAAATAAATTTATAACTGCCCAAGATGGGAGAAGGATTCAAGTAGACTCTGAACATAAATTACTTAATTACTTACTACAAGGTAATGAGGCAATTCTAGCGAAAGAATGGGCTATTGTATCTGATGGTCTTATTAGAAAGAACAATATAGATTGTAAACTATTAGCCATTATGCATGACGAGCAGAACTTTGAATGCAATAAAGATGATGCAAATAAACTTGCCAAGGTACTAGAGAAGTCTGCAACAATTGCAGGTGAGAGACTTGGTTTTAAATGTCCAATGAATGGAAACTCAAAAATAGGAGAAACTTGGTATGACATCCATTAATTACGAATTGCTACGAACTGAAAATAGACTTTTAAAGTCTTGTATACGAGAGAGTCTAGCAGAAGAAAATGAGAAAGGGCATGATATCGCCCAACTGGCTGAAGCATTATCAAAGTTTCACAGTTTGATTGAAGAAGATCCTGAATATTACGAGGGTTTTAGAATGTATTCAGATGTCCATAAAAGATATTTTAATAGGTTAAAGGAGTTAGGTCTCCTTTCGGAGATGGATGAAAAAAATTAAAAAACATCCTATAATAAACAAACTTAAGTATGCATTAAGATATGATAGAACATGGCATACTAAATCAATACTTAACAAAAAGAAAGAACAGAAAAAGAGAGGAGATTATTTTGAAGACACTACCGAATGATTATCAAAATTTTATAGCACTCAGTCGATATGCCAGATGGCTACCTGAGAAAAAGAGAAGAGAGACTTGGGAAGAGACTGTTGCTCGCTACTTCGATTTTATGGAAGAGCATTTAAAAGAGAATACTAATCAAGAGTTAGTGCCAAAAACTAGAAAGATACTTGAAGAGGCAGTATTAAATTTAGAAGTTATGCCCAGTATGAGAGCCCTGATGACGGCAGGTCCTGCTTTAGAAAAAAACCATATAGCAGGATATAATTGCGCCTACCTAAGTGTAGACCATCCAAAGGCTTTTGATGAATGTTTATTTATACTTATGCATGGGACTGGTGTAGGCTTTTCAGTAGAGCGTCAGCACATACAGAAACTTCCAGAAATTCCAGAAGAGATAGTGGATGTTGAAGATGTGATAATGGTAACAGATTCTAAAGAGGGTTGGCAATCAGCCTTTAGAAAATTAATACTTTTCTTGTACAATGGTGAAGCACCACTATGGAACACATCAAAGGTTAGGGGTAAGGGTGAGAGACTTAATACATTCGGTGGAAGAGCCAGTGGCCCTGAACCACTTATTGACTTATTCATGTTTACTGTACAAATGTTTAAGGATGCAGTGAGTCGTAAGTTAACATCTTATGAATGCCATAGGCTTATGGCAAAGGTTGCAGAAATAGTTGTAGTTGGTGGTGTTAGACGTTCAGCCCTTATTAGTCTATCCAATTTAACAGATGAGCGTATGCGTAACGCTAAGACTGGACAGTGGTGGATAGATACACCAGAAATGGCATTAGCTAATAACAGTGTATGCTACACAGAGAAACCTGATATAGGAATATTCATGAAAGAGTGGTTGTCCCTATATGAGTCTAAATCTGGTGAGCGTGGGATCTTCAATAGAGAAGCCGCAATTAAACAAGTAGCTAAGTTAGGAAGACGTGATGTAGAACATCAGTTTGGTTGTAATCCTTGTTCAGAGATTATATTAAGGGACGGACAATTCTGTAATTTAACAGAGGTTGTGGTGAGAGCCGGGGATACACAAAAAGATATAAAAAGGAAGATAAGGCTAGCCACTATACTTGGTACATTCCAAGCATCGTTAACAAATCTTAAAAGGCTTAGGAAAAAATGGATTATTAATACAGAAGAGGAGGCACTACTGGGTGTATCTCTCACTGGTATTATGGACAACTCGTTCATGAATGGTGGACTTGAAGAAAAAGAATACTATGGTAAGAAGAGTCTACCGGAGTTCCTACAGGAGTTGAGAAAAGAAGCAATTAAGGTTAATTCGCACTGGTCAGAGTTGTTAGGTATAAACCCTGCTACTGCTATTACTGCTATTAAACCCAGTGGTACTGTATCACAATTAGTGGATTCAGCTAGTGGCATCCACCCTAGACATAATAGTTATTATTTAAGACGGGTGAGGGCGGACATTAAAGACCCTATAGCACAGTTGATGAAAGATGAAGGTGTCCCCTGTGAATCTGATATTATGAAACCGGATAGTGTTTCAGTGTTTACATTTCCTATGAAGGCACCAGAGGGTGCAATACTTAGGAACGATAGAACAGCAATAGAGCAATTAGAACTATGGCTTGTATATCAGAGGTTCTACTGTGAACATAAACCTAGTGTAACAATCAGTGTTAAAGACCATGAATGGATGGAAGTGGGTGCGTGGGTATACGAACATTTTGATGAAGTGAGTGGTGTTAGCTTTTTACCGCACTCAGACCACACTTATCAACAGGCTCCATATGAGGACTGTGTAGAGAAAATCTACCTTGAGGCTTTCAAAGACATGCCTAAATCTGTTAACTGGTCTAGAATAGAGGAATACGAACTCTCAGACACTACAATAAGTATGAAAACTATGGCATGTACTGGAAGTGTATGTGAAATGGTAGATTTAACTGAAGAAGAGAGGGAAATAGAATGAAAACAGTAGCATTAATAATTGTATTACAATTCATAGTATCCTTACTATCAGGGTGTGCTGGGTTTGAAACTAAGGTGGATGAGATGAGAAATCAGCAG